GATTTCTCCCCATAGACCTCGTAAGAGGGGCTCCTAGAGCTGTTTTCAACACTCGGTACCCTTTCTTCTACATCATTGGGAGGCCACTCCGTGTACTTATCACAAGTTGAGTGTAAAAACTTATATAATATTTTTACCAAAGCTCTCGACGTGGATCAAAATCATGCTATGCAGTTGATAGTATCTTTGGTGCACCATGAAGTTCACAATGGGATTGATTATCTCGTTGCTGAATTGAAGGGCTTCAAGCGTTTGTTCCTTGATATCGACCACCATGGTAAGGCGAGTTACAAGCTTTCTCCTAAAGAGAAGCTGAATAATTGGTCTTATCGTAACCGTAGAAGGAGAGGGACTAGGAATCAAATCCTGCGCGTACTATTTAAACTATATGCCAAATCTGGTGTTACTCGGGTCCTTAGGATCTGTAATATCAGTGGTAGATGGAAAGCAAAAGACCCCACTAAGTCCGATTTCTTGCGATTTCGGGCTCAAGTAGGAAAATCGCCATCCACCGTTCCCATTCCAAAAGGTCTAAGGGAGCAGACAGATGAGAAGGTTTTCTCTGATGCTATATCCTGTGCCAGGTTGAGCTTTAAACCCTTGAATGATAAGAATACTCATTCTTTATCAGGAGGTAAAACTTCTGAGGGGCCCGTCCATATAACTGAAGAGTTATATGCCATGGCTGAGGCAGGCTATATTTATCGTGCGCATGAACCATATTTGGCTTCAATCTTTGGTCTCGAAACTGAGGCCCGGAGTCTACTCTGGAAAAAGAGTTTGGAGTCAAAAAGACCTGTAATTGGAAAAATTGCAGGCCTAACTGACGACGGCGGGTTGAAAGTACGATTCGTAGCGAATTTGGCTAAGGTGTGGCAAGTTGCCACTTCGCCTTTACAGGCGACCTTGAAGGCCTATCTGCGGGTCCAACCCGAGATTGCTAGTTTTGATCAAGACGAAGGTGTGCGATTCATGGCATCTGAGTTGAGAGATGGCAAGGAAATATGTTCGGTTGATATTGTTAACTCAACTGACAACCTTGAACGTAGAATATTTGAGTACGTGGTAGAGGATCTCATTGATAGGCTTTTTCCGTCTATTGGTCACACTAGGGAATTTGCTCTATTTTTGCAAGCCTACTATCTAGACAAAGATTTATCCGGCATTGGAATATACAGAACACCGTTTGAAAATCTGTTTGTTCACTATAACTGTGGGCAGGCGATGGGAAGATGGTCTTCCAAGGGCCAGCTAGATTTCA